CTCTGCATTTATGAACAGTTCATGGCGGGCCGCTGTAGCGGTTGCCACTATTCGATCTCAAAACTCCTGAATGGAGTCGTAGGACGAAAGTCATGTTTGTATTTGTATCACCTCGGATTATCTTTTGTGCCAAACCCTCGCTGGGGCATTTCACGAACGTGTTATTGATTATAGCCCGGTTTTTACACCCAATCCAAATCGTCGTTTTATAGCAGATTTACACCTGCTTGTTGTTTAGCGTAACCTATCCCTATGATTAATCCTCACTGTGAGCACTGCGTTCTTCATCAGACGATCTTGGTTACACGTGGACCGATGCGGTAGTACCGATAACGTCCGGTTAAGTGTTCACCCGCGGTTTTACGCGGATTATGTGAATAACTGACTGTATAAACACCTCTGTATTTAGCGCTTTAGCACAAGGGGAAATTGTGTCTTCTGATGTCGATTGAAGTGAACCATCTTTTGCGTGAGTACATGCTTTAGAATGGAGCTTCATGTCAGGCACGATCAAACTCTCATGGCATTTTCACTCTCATCTGTCTCTGTCTCAAAAACAAACGAAAAATTGTCCATGCCCAGCTTGTCCTCCGATCAATCTGACTCTAGCCCACAGCTTCATGAGTTTCCCATTGACGAAGAAGTTCCTGATGCGCACCCTATGATGTTCCGCAATCCACTTCTTGAATGCGGATTTAAATCTACCCCTACCTCGGCGCGACTTATTTCTGGACTTGATTCCACTGAATTTGTTGCGCTTCCTATCCTTTACGAACGATTTTCTCAGTTCGTAGACATGTTCACCACTGGATATTCGATTCCCGAAGGTGAAAAGGTGTGTTGTTTCTTTGGAATCATCACATGGTCTTATCCTATTGCCGACTTCCATGCCTACCGTAATCATATGGTTCAAGCGTACGAGAAGATTGGCAAACCTGCGAATGATGCGAAGTGGGAATATCTTCACCGTCAAAAGACGATGAATTTCTGCTTTTTTGCGAGTCTTATTGATTATTATGACTCTTCAAATATCGTCCTCAAAGCCGCACAACGAAAATGGTTCAAGCTTTTGAATCCCGTCGTGGCGCTGTCAGTTCGTTTGCCCGACGTGGCTTCTCTCTCTGTAGACCAGTACACTTTGCAAATGCGGACTTTGTATCGCAGTCGTTTTTACAATCACCTCTTTCAAACTCACTTTAGTGAGTTCGATATTCCCGGTTCCACTTCTTTTTTCGAGACTCAAATGTTTCGGAATATTTTTGGTGCCGTTGAAGCCGCCTCCCTTCTTAACAACCAAGAAGCGTTGGCAGAACACCTAAATGGTGCTTTCGAAGGAGTTCCCCTCCTTTCTCTGGCCAATAAAGTTTCTGCGATGTTCAACGTTGCTATAGAGAAGGTTTCTGCACTTTTCAAATGGTGCTCTGAAAACTGGCGACTTTGGGTGACCCCCCTTTACATTGTCTTAAAACATTACGCGGCACTTTTTAAATCTGAAGCCTACCGTGTTATTGTTTCAATGTTGTCCATCTTCATTTCAAAAGAAGATTTGAATGAAGAAAATGAATCTGTCACTTCTGAAGCTCCTGCTTTAAGTGAAATGTCTTTCGGTTCAGAATTTAATCCTGATCTCCCTGGTGGTTTTACTACCCAAGGAAATTTTGCTCCTGAGATCTTCCTTAAGCTTGCCCAATTTTGGGGAGCTTTTGGTTTCACTCTTGACCCTTCCCGTTTCAAAATGAAAGGGTTTACTGGAGCCATAAAGGATTCTGAAACGTTTTTAGCTTGGATTTTCGATTTCTTGTATAATATTTTTGGTTCTCTTGTTCCTTCTTTTGTTATCCGTGCTTTTCGTGGCGGTTCTGACATTGAGATTCGTGCATGGTTCAATGATGTTGATGAGATTTTCCGTAGTGACGCAAAGCATGAACTTGCTCTTGATGTCCATACCGTTCAAACGGTTCGCAAACGTCTTGAAGAAGGTCGTACTTTTATGACCCAATGTTCGAAGAAGGGTTTTCAAACCCTCTCTCCTCTCATTTCTTCATCTGTGCGAAAGCTTGAAGATCTCGATCGTTCTCTTAGTTCCAGAATTTCCATTGCTTCTCTCACACGCCCTCGTCCAGTTGTTTTAATGCTCTCGGGTCCTTCTGGTCACGGCAAATCAAATTTGTTGTTGTACCTTGCAAAGATTTTAGCTGCTGATTCTGTTTCACATACTCCGTATGATGCTGGAAGGCGGATGAATGCCTATGAGTGTAATCCCCGCAATGAAATTTTCATTTCTGGTTCTGATAAGTTTTACGATGGCCTTACGTCGTATCAGACAGTCGGGATCTTTGATGATTTCGATCAACGCCGGCCCAATGCTGGTGATGAAACATCTCTTGGCGCGGAATTCGTACGTAGCAACAATGAAGCTTCGTATGCGCCTCGTATGGCGAATATTTCCGATAAGAACAACGTCTTTTTGCGTTTCAATTATGCGCTGTATTCAACAAACAGTAATCATTTTTATGATCCTGGTATGCAGTGTGTTGCTGCCGCTGAACGTCGTATTGATTTCAATGTTGAAGTTGTTCGTAAGGGCCATAGTGATGCTCCTAAGCTCACTCTTGAGGAAATTTCAACTCTTGAATTTAATCTTGAAGCTTATGAGTTGTATCTCCTTGAGAAACCTGCGGATGAACAAACATTCAACCCAAACTCTCAATGGCGTCGTACTGGACAAGTTCTTACTGTTCCTGATCTTTTCCAACTCATGACTGAAAAATACACGTCTAATTTGATGTATTTCCAATCGACCAATAAGACTCCTTCGTCTGAGCTTTCTCGTGTTCGTCAGCTTCTCGCTGATAAGGAGAAAACTATCAAGGAAGACCAAGAGTATTTCTTATGGCGTAATTCTGCTGTGAAACGCCTTTGGATGAATGGTCAACTTGATGACGAAGAAAATTTCCAAGATTGTCTCATGCGAATGCAAAGCAAACTTCGTGAGTGCGACAAAGATGGAGACTTCATGAGAAAGCAAGTAGTTGAACTTGACTGCATGGCTCAATGTGATGCGCGTGGTTCCACGCCTACTCCATCTGAGCTTCATGAACGTTCGCGCTCTCCAAAACTTTCTGAGATTCCTGAAAGGGTTTGTTTTGCGAGTTCCTCTACCTTTGAAACACAAGGTGGGAAGAAACCTGAGCTTTTGAAGCTTATTAAGGTTGCTCGCCATACAACACTCCGTCAGACTTATGAGTTTTTCACAACAGGAAAGACCGTACTCCCTCTTGAAGAGTTCCTTGAACGTTTCCCTGGCTTTGTCGACATGAATTCAGTTGAATTCTATCATGAATTACTCCTTCTCCCTGAAGCTGCTTACATGTGTTCGATCACTCCAAGTGTCGAATTAACTAAGTGGGATCAGCTTCGTGACACTTTCTTCACCACCCTTGATAAAGTTTATCAGAAGATGAAACATTCATTTGATATCTTTGTTGACTTCTTCCGTGAACACAAGTACTTCATTATTGGAGCTTCTGTTTTGAGTGTTGCTATTGGTGCCTGGTTTGGAAAAGATTTTCTTGCGACTGTATTCCAGTCTAATCCTGACCTCATCAATGATCCTATGAAGATTCAAATGCCTGCCACTTTTGACGAACACGGCGTCATGATTTGTCCTGTTTGTCACAAGGTTCGTTGTGAGCATCCTTGGCGGAGTTACCAAATTACTCCGCTTCGCCCCGGTGTTGTTAATGAATATGTCCACGCTAAAGGTGACATAAACCTACGCGTGCACGATCGGACTGGAAAAGTTGCAGATGACTTAGCGTATGCGAGTTATGTTGCCAATGAATACGCCGCACGTAACCATGAAGAAATTATTGGTTGTGCAGATATTCCAACTACTCACAATGAAGATTTGAAATACGCGAATCATATGGCCTTGGATTATGCGGACCGTCATGCAAAAGACCTGCAGAGTTTTGGAAACAAGAACGTTTTCCAAAAGAATACGGATCCGAAAGTTCCCTTTAATCGTTCGCAGCGACTTCTGCGCGATTATAAGGGCACCCATCCACAAACTGTGACTCAGATGATGAGAAATCGTGTTTCGAATATTGGGTGCCAGCTTCCCGTCACTCAAGGCGCCACTGAAGACATCTCTAACAAAGTTTGTAAGAGTATGTTCACGTTTTGGTCCTCTGTCGCCGAAGGCGAATTGGAGCAAAATGGTCACGGTATTGGTGTCCGTGGGCGAACTGTGTTGTTTCCGCTCCACTTCTTAACTGAATTACTTGATTACGCCGAGAAAGTTGAACCAGGTTCTATTGCCTCGGGTAAAATTCATCTTGCTCTTAAACGTGGCAATGAGGAATATAAGTTCGACCTTGATCAGATTGAAAGGATGGCGTACGATGATAGCATCGAACTTGATGCTTGGCTCTTTGACGTTCCTCTTCCATCTTTTCCTATGCTTCCCGATCTTACCCGTCATTTTCCGAGTAATGATGAAGCTTCGTCCATCATATTCACCGCACAAAAGAATTGTTGGGCCAACCTTGTCAATTCTGAGGAGAAGATGATGGTAAGTCATCTCTTTGGCGTCGTCCATCAAAATGTCCAAAGTGCCGGACGTATGGAATCCAGAAGGAACCTCATTTCCTATCGTTGTAATAACGGAAAGGGTTTGTGTGGTTCTCTTCTTGTTGCCACTGGAAACCGTTATGCTGGTCGTATTCTCGGTATGCATATTGCTGGAACCAATCTACTGGCGTTTCTCTTGGTTCAATTGTTACTCAACAATGGATGAAGAGTTATTGGGGAGAAACTATCCCCGAAAGTGACGAATTCCAGTTCCCTGACACTTTTACTGAATCCCATCGCCGTGATTATCATGGTGATGTGGAAGCCGATTACATCACCCGAAACCTTGAGCCTGTGTGCGACATGCACGTTGTCAATAATCTCCTCGAATGGAATGGCGACGGACCTGCGTATACGGAACGGAAAACGACTCAAAGTGATCCTTCTCCTCTCGTTTTTGCTAAGAACAGGAAACGGTTTGGGCACCTTTCTCGTGGTCATGTGCGTTGGCCCAAAGAAATTTCATCTGCTCTTCGTACTCATTATCTTTCCTTCCATGATGGTACTCCCCTTCGTACTCTTTCTTTGAAAGAAGCTATTATGGGAATGCCTGGTACTCATTTTGGTGGTATCGACCATAAAACTTCCACTGGCTATCCTGATGGTGCATTTGGCATTACTGGAAAAGATTATTGGACGGTAGATGTCACTGGAAAGTTCCTTCCAGGTCCTAAATTTGCTGAACTCGTCGAAGAAGTGAACACCTTCTGCCGCATTGCTCTAGGTGGTGGCACTCCCGCCGTCACTTTCAAAGATTGTGAGAAGGGTGAACGCATCAAGTTGAAGAAAGCCGTTGACCAAAAAGTTCGGTTTATCAACATTGCTCCAAAATTCGTTGTTGTTCTTGTCAAGATGTTCTATGGTGACGCCATCCGCGTACTTTGTGATGGCGCTCCGTTAAATTCAATCTTGAAGGGCTATGATGAAAAGAACGCTGATTACTGGACTGTGATTGCGAAACACCTCGATTGCTGGGGTGATAGTGTGGGAGCGGGCGATTATGCCGCTTTCGATCATCACTACATGTCTGAATCCGTCCTTTTTCCAATGCGCCTTCTTGATTCGTTTTACGACAATCCAACTCGTCTTGATATTGAGGTTCGTCGTGCTCTTACTGAGATTGTCGTGTCTCAGTATCATGCGTTTGGAAGCGTTCTTGAGTTATACCACGAAGGAATGCCTTCTGGTTGGCCTCTTACCTCCGAAATCAACTGTATCACAAACCTTCGTATGTTCATGACTGGTTGGATGGTTCTTCATGATGGCGATCCTGCGTGTCTTCCAAAATTCTTTGATTATGTTCATGTGTTTTACCTTGGTGATGACAACATTTTTGCCGTTCATCCTTTGTACGCTAAGTCTTTTACACCTGCTTTCGTCGCCGAAACCGTTGCATTTGAAGGACATGAGTACACTGACGTTGATAAGGGTCCCGCTCGTACAACGTTTTCGAAGCTCTCAGAGTGTACTGTTCTGAAGCGCGGTTTTCGTAAGCTCCGTTCCGGAAAATACGTGGGCCCTCTCGATCTCGACGTCGTCCTCGAAATGCCGTTGTGGTCTCGTGAAGGCCAGGACTATGAAACGATTGCCGTTCAGAACCAAGATACGGCGCTTCGTGAATTGTCTCTTCACGGTGAAGAAGTTTTCAATGAATGGATGCCTAAGATGAAGGCGTTCCAGGGCCGTTATTGGCGCCCTTTTTCAGAAGACTTCCGCACGATTTTCTCCGCTACGACTGGTTCGCGTCCGTGAAAAAGCAAAGTCTCCACTCGACTGTAAATTGTGCGTGATTATACGAAAGTTAATAAGAGTCTATCCTAGACTTATTACTTAGGAGGTTCCACGTGCCTGAAACGTGTTCGGTCTTGAAAGACCTCTCTTCTATTCCACAGCGCAAGAGGTTAAAATGTGCAATGGACCTTTTAAACCACAAAACAGCACAACACACAATCTTTCATTTTAAACGTATTATGTCTTCGTCATCTTCTTCTCCCTCCGGAAATGTGACTGCCACTGCTGCTGGACCGAATGAGGTCACCCCCTCTCAAGGCCACACGGTTCAAGGCATTACACAGTTTGCCGATGATACTCTTGGTGTAACCGCTGAACCCCTCAGCGTAAGCAGCCAACCACTCGTCCCTTTTATGGACGTGCCTGGTGCTGATTCTATTATTACTTTTTTGGAAAGGCCAACAGTTTTGTTTTCAGGTTCTTTTACAACGTCTGATTCCACTTATCTTTTGTCTGGAGATCCATTCGCTCTTCTTGCTGGTGGTGTGAAGTCTTCGAAACTTCAAGGAATTTACGGAATTAAAGCTGATTTAGTTTTAACGTTGAACGTCAACGCCACTCGATTCCAAACGGGCAGATACATCATGGGATGGATTCCGTCTGGTGGTCTTCCGATTGGTTCTGCAAATTTCGCTGCTTACGTTAAGTCCCACGGCACTACGTTGGTGAACATTACCCAACTACCGCACGTCGAAATTGATATTGCATCACAAACCTCAGTCGAGCTTGTTATACCTTGGGAAAATGTATATCCGTATTGGGTGAACTTGTCGAGTTACCCTGTCGGAGTTGGAATGTTTTTCTTGTATCCGTATTCTACTTTGAATGCGGCGAGCGGTGATACCACTGCTGGGTACACTGTTTGGGGCGCATTCAAGAATATTGGTTTGTCGGGACCTACTGTTACGCAGTCTGGTGCCCGTCGCGAAGCGAAGTCGGCCGGTATTGGCCCTATAGAAGCGGCACTTGGTAAAGTCAGTTCCGCGTCGACCATCTTGGGTGAGTTTCCCTTGCTCACACCATTAGCATCAACAGTTTCATGGAGTGCTGATATTCTGAAGCGTGCGTCTCACATCTTCGGGTGGGAGAAACCTACGAATTTAGCGCCCCCTGTTTTGCACAAGGTTTCACCGATGCGTTTTGTTCCAAACGTAGACGGTGCGTCAATGGCCCAACCTTTGGCTGGAATGAGTACAAATGAGGTTTGTTCATTACCTCCACATTCTATCCGTAAGGTTGACGAAATGTCTATCGACTTTGTTAAGAAGGTTTATTCCTTCCAGAAATCCTTTGCCTGGTCCTCATCGAGCGGTGTTGGAACTAATCTGCTCACTTTTGGCATTAATCCTTCACTGTATACGACAGTGTACGGTTCGGGTTATGTCTTTGCCCCAATCGGCTTCCTTAGCACGCTCTTTCAGTTTTGGCGAGGCGCTATCAAGTTTAGATTTAAACTTGTTGCTAATGAGTTTTATTCTGGGCGTATCGCCGTGTATTTTGAACCAAACTACCACGGTCAAACTCATTCTACGACTGTCGCAAACTCTGAATTTGATGAACGTGTTATTGTTGACATTCGTGAGACCAAGGAGTTCGAAGTTGAAGTTCCGTACGTGTCCCCTGAAATGTACACTTCGACTGCTAATACTGTTTCAACTGGTTCTTTGATGATTTGTGTCATTGATCCCTTGGTGGCACCAAATACCGTTCCTTCCACGATAACTGTCCTTATAGAAGTTGCTGGAGGTGATGACCTTGAATTTGCTGGTCCTCTTAATCCTCAACTTGAGACTTGGGTGCCTTTTGTAACCCAGTCGAATCGAGCTTCTGATCTTAAAGCTTATCCGACATTCAAGTTAGGGAAAAACTTGACCTCGTCTATTGAGCCCGCTTCTGTTTGTATTGGCGAGAAATTTGAATCGCTTCGTCAGTACTGGAAAATTCCTTATATCACGCCCCTTACAGGTGGTGGTTTGATTCAACCCCTAGCTACTTCGAAAGTTCAAGATCATTCTCCATACCTCTGTAGTGTGGTGACACAACCCACATCAATTTCGACTGCTCTTAGTCGTAGTTACATGTATGGTGACACGATCGATTTGATTACATCGATCTATTGCTTCTCGACTGGTAGTATGCGGTTGATATTTCCTGAAGAAGCAACAAGTGCAACTTTCATGGTAGGGCCCATGTTCAATTATATGGTTCAACGCATTTTGACCAACTCATTCGTTCAAGTTGCTCAATATGCTCCGCTGAAATGGATTTCGTGTCGTATTGGTTCGGAACTTCTTGATTTTATTGTTCCACCTTATATGCAGACGTATGCTCGACCCGTTGTTGGTAATTATTTCAATAACGGTAGTACCAGTCTTGTTCCTGATACAACGACCTGTTCTAAAAGTGTCGTTCGTATTGCTACTGCTACCACTACGAATCTGTATACTCAGCGTCAGCCCGCTGATGACATGAACTGTTTCAGTTTTGTTTCTATTCCGTCTATGGTGTCCTATTCACAGACGTGACGTCACATTCGAATGACGTTAAATATATCGTAATGTGCATCCATTTTGATCCGTAGCGTAGACGATAACTGCCTGTGCGGAACTGAATTCCGCCGGATCTACCGCCGTGATGGTACGTTGCTGTAGTATCGTTAAATCAGCCCTTAACCGTGGTGAAGGTTCCTTGCATAGTAATGGTGAAATATGCCGCTCCTCGCGTACCAGGGGTCAATCCATGGTTCCTTAATGGATATTTTTATACAAAAACTTTGGTTTAGTTTGTTCTTTTTCTTCGTGGGAAATAAAATTTGTTGCGAAAAGATATAAAAATTATAAAAAGAAAAGTAGTGCTGGAAAGCGCTGCGCAAAAACATTAAATAATAGTTTCTGGTGAGACTGGTCCTTGTGACCTTGTTCCACTCTCAGGAATTCGATGATGTCGGTCACTTTGCGCAGCGTGCGCTGCGAGACATCTCCTATGATCCAGAAAGGAAAGATCGTGAACTCAATGTAGTAAGCGTTTGTTTTGTTTTGAGCCTAAGAAGCTCCCGGAGATATTGTTGACCGAGTTCACCCGTCCTCCCCACCCAACTGAAAGTGCGATCTTGCACTAAGCTTTAAGAGTCGGGGAGGGCGGTTTTTCAAAAATTGCA